AGGCCAATGGAGATGTCATTTACGTTAGTGCCATTACTGCAACGACCAGCAGTCACAGTCATCGTGGTGGTAGTCAGGAATGCAAGCTTCATGCCGTTAATATAGTACTGACGGGCATTTGCGACTGGAGTAGAGATTGTCATTTTGTATATCCTTATAGTTAAGGGAAGCTCCGTGCCTCCCGTTACAGTTTATTTCTTTTCGTTCTTGTGGTGTTGAGCATGGTGCCAAGAACATAACCATCTTACTTCTAAAGGCTTGCTATAATCATCATGATGAGCCTGAACCGACGCATCATCAAGTCCGCATACTTCACAAGGAAGATATTTAAGCACCCCATGTCTGATGGCTTTTTGAGTCTCCAACCGACATGTTTGCTTTACCATTTGTTCTGCGTTTTCTGCAAATCTTGCTATATTCTTTTTTCGATCCAGCTCCACCCAATTAGGGTCTTTTTTATGCTCTTCTCTAATCAGACGTTTCTTTTCATTGGTGCAATGCCTGCAAAAGGCTGTATCAGGAGATTCTTTAGTAGTTCCACATTTACAAATTGGATTTCTACCTTTTCTCTGCCTGGGTAATCCTAATGTGGTAACTTTGAGCTCATATGCTTGCTTCATTTTTTCAAGTTTGCATTTCGCACAATAACTACCATTCATATACCGCTCTTCTTTTTCACATCGGCATATTTTACATTTTGGATCTCGACCACTTCCCCAAACAGGAAGTCCTTTATCAGCCCTGTTTATCGCTTTACGAGCTCTTCTTCTCTCGCCAACGCATTTACCGCACCATGATTCTTTAATATAAGAGCCTTCTTTTACAGCTCCGCATTTACTGCAATTTTCTTTACTCACTCATTTCTCCAAGATTATGCCGAATCTATTATATACTATCCGGCATAACTTTGGTAAATTATAAAGAAAATATCACGGACATCGAATATTCCGGGACCAAGCGTTTTCCCCAAATGGCGTCGTGGATCATGCCCCTTTGATTCTGACCAAACAAACTACCATAGTACATTCGGAGACTTACCCCTGTATCCGGATCCACTTCATTACCAGTAGGGAACGGAACTTCTTCAGGGAGCATAGGCATACCAAGGAAAAGTGGGTTACCAGAAGTAATCACACCAGCCCTGTGAGATGGCAGGAACGTAACCTGCATACCAGCAGCAATATCAAAGTTCAGGTTGCGGTCATTACCGGCAGATGCCTTCAGTGGGGGATAAACATCCACAGTGACATTACCTCCGGAGGAAGCAGCATTAGCAGTAACTCGAAACTGTACGGGGTTACTCGATACTTTATGGCCAATGAAAGTAAGGTAACGGAGATTAGGTTGACCAGAAACACCATCATCAAACTGCCCCTTATCAAATTCTTTAATCGCATTGGCATCAGTGCCAGCACCAGAAAATACAATTTGAATCACGGCATCATTGGCGTCCTTCACGGTAGATACCACAGTTAGCACAGTACCGTCTTCACCGATGGTTCCGGCAGTATGTACTGGCAGCAAGTTTGATACGTAGAACTCAGCGCGGTCAAAATTACCAACGTCCCAGCTATTAGCGGCTTCATCGTTACGACGTGGAACGAACTGATTCAAACCAGTGTTCACGATTGCGGATTGGGCGATATCACTCAGATAGAACTTGGTATTGTCTTTAGCTGCGCCAAAGTTTCTGAACATTGCAAGGGCTGCGGCCAATTGTCCATAAGAATTTATGGGCGTTACGCCGTCCCCGTAGAATCGGAAAGGAGCCTCCAGACATACGGTTGCAATATCAGCTTCAATCTCAGCAGACATTTCCATAACTGCGGATTTACCGAAGTTGTTCATGTAGTCTTCGACGTTGAAGATGAATTGTTGCGCAGTGAATGCGTAGGAAACGTTGATTGCCTTATCGACAGTCAGGTTTTCAACACGTTGGTCAGCAGACTGGAAAGTCGCAACCAAGCTTGCAGCAGTGGTGAAACGTGGGGGCAAGTCAAAAGTAACGGTGTCACCCAGATTCGCAGTCAGCTTTTCGAAGTTCTTGAATTTGGTGTTAGCTGTGGCTACAAAGCAATTTAAGTTTTGCAGGTACGCCAGATTCGACATCTGGTAGGTTTGTACTTGCTGTAAAATGTTATTCGGAACGGCCATGTCTTCTTCTCCAATGAATATCCATATTCAGAGGAACAGACATGACCGTTTTGGTTGGACTATCAGGCTTTTAAGTAGTTAGCCGATTTAAAGTCCCGTACTGTTTTAGTACCATTGTCTGTTCCCACGGGCGAAGGTTTCAGACGGTTTAATGGATCTTGAGCTTCTTGCAAGTTCTTCTTGGCCTCATCGTTAGTCTTGATAGACTGACTTAGCTTGGCAATTTCATTTCTGGCCATCGCAGGTGATTTATCCACGAGGACTGAAAGTTGTGCCAGCTTGGCCGGATTCTTCTGTAGCTCATATATAATGGCCGCAGTGTTGTCCGACTGAGTTGCCAAATATACCAATTGCGGGAATGCAGCAGGATCAAAATTTGCGGTAACGGCATCGAAGTCATCAAACATCTCTTTGCCTTGAGCCAGCTTACCGAAGTAATTTTGAGCTACTTCATTCACCTCCTTTTCAAGCTGCGCCTGATGAGCTTTTTCAGCTTCCTCTTGCTGCTTCTGTTGCATTAATTGCATTACCTGCTGCATTTGCTCTGGCGACATCCCTTGCTGTTGCGGCTGTTGTTGCTGCTGCATGGGTTGCTGCTGCTGTTGCATAGGCGGTTGCGCCTGTTGCTGTTGAAGCTGCTCTATTTGCTGCTTTGCTGCATCAAGTTGCTCTTGCATTTTCCGTTCTCCATCGCGCTTTGCTTTTTTAACAAGCTCATTCACTCGGGAAACGGTAAGCATTTTTTCAGGAGGCGGTGATGGTTCATCTTGCGATACCTCATCCACACCAACATCAGTATCTTGCAATGGTTCTGCAATATCCGTTGCTTCCATTTGAAACCTCACTGTTTCCGGCGTGACCGTGATCACCTAACTTCCGTGTTAGTTCCGACTATTTTTGCCGCATAGCTGCGTATATGGCCTAGCGTCCACCTGGCTAGTACAGGTACTATTTAAGGCAAGTATAGCAATAATTATTGCAATTGGAACAGATAATAACTTTTAGTTTAATTAATGCCTATATAATGAGCATATGCTGATAACTTATATATCACTTAAGGCAATCGCCCTTAACCATCTTTTTAACCATCTTCTTATCCTGCTTAACATCAGAATGCTCCTTCTGTTTTTTAGGTTTCAGATTCATGCCGCCTTTTGGTTTGTCTTTCATTTCTTTTTTCCTTTTCCTAAAACTTTATCAGCTTTCGCATCTATTCGAGCTTCTCCTGACTTTGAAAGCTTGCCTTTGTGTTCCATCTCAGAAGCCCGGGTTTTGGCGTTCCGGGCGTGAGCTTTATCATTAACAGGATAACTCCTATCCGGGCCTGCAAAATCACCCTTGGGAAGTGCCTTCCTTTTCTTGGCTGTTAACTTGGCCATGATAACTCCTTAATAGAAATCCTGTATTTTGGATTTTACAGTCTTGCCATTACCTTCCTTCTCCTTTTTACTGGTTTCGGAAGTTCTCAGCTTCTTCAGCTTTGGCCCTGTTTTTTCTTTCATCGGTTCAGTCGTTTTCTTGCCCGATTTTAGTTTCATTTTTTCTGCTGCTTTCATTTTTTTCTCCGATAGTTTTTCTCTGTACGTTGACCACGTTTTGGCTTCTTCTTGCCTTCGCCAGCCTCTGAGTACGCGATGGCCACCGCTTGTTTCTGCGGTTTTCCTGCTTCCATTTCTCTTTTGACATTTTCAGAAAACCCTTTCTTGCTTTTTGCTGCTTTACCTTTTATCAATGGCATTTTTGCTCTCCTTGCCTGATTGTTTAACCTCATGATCATGCTTCCTGATATCAAGATGATGACTACTGATATTCGTTGCCATCTCAACCGCAGTCCTGGCATTTTCAGCATCAACCTTCTCTTGTTTCATAGCCGCATCAACATCAGCATTCTGAATCGACGCCATTACCTTCATGAATTCGATATCAGCTTCCTTATTCTTCACGGCATCATCAGTGGCAATCTTGGTCAGCGCAACCTGAGTTTCCTGCTCACGAGCTTCACGTTTCTGTTGAACCTTCGCCATCTCAGCCTGAGATTGCATCATCAGGGCTTGCTTCGGATCTATTTGTTCCTGAGCCTGTTGCATAGCCATCTGATCAGCTTGCTGTTGTTTCTGCTGCGTCTCTTCCATGAACTGAGCAGCTGCCTGACGTAATCCATCAATGCCACGTATCTCGATGTTATCCAGCAGAATGCCGAGGCCCTTGGTGTTGATGAACGCTGCAAATGCTTCTGATGTCTGCATGAGCTGGATGATGGTTTCCAGTGAGATTTGCTTCTGAACTGCAAAATTCACGCCAGCTTCAACCTTCACCTCAAGGCTCATGGGGTCATAAGTCATGAATGGATTACCGACTTTGTTAATCACTTCATAGGAACGTTTGCCATCGAGGTGTACTATTGGAATACTCCGGGGGGTCACATAATATTTGGGAATCAGGTCCAATATTATCTGACATACCCGGTTCAATCCTTTCATGAAACCAACCGTGTACGGCATCGCTGCTGCATTGGAATGCATAGCGCCTTGCATGATTGCCACTCCAGAAAGCTCATTATTCTGAATACCAAGAGCAGCGTCATAACTACCAAGTATGCCCTGAATAAGAGAGTCTGACATTTGAAAAGTTTCAGAAATCTGAGGCGGAATCGGTGTGCGGATGATTTCTCGTGGTGGCGCTAATGGGACGTTGGGATCGCCATTGTGGAATGCGTTATAGAGTAATGTTCCAGGCTTCTGGATATTGAAATAGGCGTCTTCATAGTCTTCCGGAATAGATTCCACGGAAGCTACAAACTTGTGTTCCACAGTATTTTCAAGCTCATTCGCCAATGATTGGCCTGCGTAGTTCTTGAGCCTTTGGGCATCACGCACGTTATATATGTAGGGGCGCGTCATCTGTTCAGCAGTGGAATCATTGTTATCCCTCAGTACTGCTGAGTTGCCATCGAAGAATACCAGCGGCAACATCTTGTAGTTTGTCTTTTGGACATTAACGAGATTCACGCCGGAAAAGGTGTACCTGTCGATTGTTTCAATCAGGCTTTCCCGTGTCTTACCTATCGGTATTGGTGGCTGTTCTATGTAGCCAGCTTCATCCCAAAGGCCCATGAGCTCTTCGTAATGTTTCAGGGTTACCACGCGTCCATTGGATAATTTGGTAATACGTTCTCTCTTGAATTCCTTTTTGTCATACTGGCACATCAGTACAATGTCTTTTCTGGCAGCACGGTATGACCAGTTGAAACCAGCGAACGCGCGAGCATACTTAAGCCCCTTCACGGCATCAGAGCCCCACTCCTTCTCAACCTCTTCGGCTTCCTTCGGGAATAACTGGAAGCAATAATTACCATCGCCCTTATGGGATTTTCGGGCTAATGGGTCAAAGCCACATAAGGTTGGATCGAATGCACGATGGGTGCATATTTTCTGATCCATCGACATCTCAGAGACGTACTCTGTGTAACATTCGACTACGGAGAAGCCACCGACCAAGAGGTCTGTATAGACATCGTAAGAGAACCCATCGTTATCAGAGTCAACCAGAATAGAACGAAAGTGCGCCTCCAGTATCTGCAATAACTTTGGATCAGCATCGAAGCCATCCAGCGCCCTGATTACAAATCCTGGCTCCATCCTTGAGAACTCACCACGCAGTCTGGAGATATATGCCTCCATCATATTGAATTCTATCTGCGGTCGCTGAAGTGTCGCCAATACCGCAATATCATCTTCCGTTAATGTAGATTTATACACAAAGCGCATGAACTGATGGAAACGTTCATAGTTTGGTCTGAAATAGATATAGGCCTGCTCGACAGATTGTTTGATCTTATCCAGTTGGCTCGTATGTCTTCGAGCGATATTCGCCATGACTAATTCCTTGTCTTGTAGGCCTTCCGTTTGAGTTGTATTACATTGTTATATTTGCTCATTGCTTCTTTCGTCTTTGAATAAAACAATGCGCCTTGATGAGTATAAGCAATCAGCATTAAGTCAATCAGGGCTATACGAATCGCATCAGCACAGGTATCCGCGATGTCATCATGAGCATGCGAATCGTTGTTAGTGATGCGTTTCATATGGTTAATGCATAATTCTGTGTGAACGCCATGGGCTGGTAATGACACACGCTTACTGGCGATGAATGGCTGAACGTCAATGAATCTCTGGGCTTTGGAGCCAGATTGTCGAGTGCGTTCAATCTCACGAATCTTTAATCCACGCATACCCTTCAGGATGGAAATCAGTGTGACACCAGTGGATTTCTTTTCAATAAAGGCAACCATTGGCGGCTGCTTATGACGCGCACAGTCTTGCCAAAAATCAAGAAACTCGTCTTCCAGATGCTTTGGTTCCACGCGGATTTCACGGCATCCTATCCAGTGCAAACCCATGATTCCGGTTTTACGTCCCAGGGTTTCAATATTGTAAAATCCCCAGAAGCTGAAAACTGTTGCATCATTGCGCGGGTCTTCCGTTTCAGCGGTATCAGCCGTGATAAATGTCATGGAGAATTCAGGTTCTTCCGCGAGTAATGGGAAGTCTTCAGGCATATACAAACCACCACCAGATGGCTGCGGGTCCTGCTGGTGCTGGGCGGCGAATACGTATCGGTCTTTTTCTTGACGAATGCGTAACATATCCAAAGGGAAGGCTTCTGGATATAATGCATTCCCAGCCTCGTCAATGGATTTAAGGACTACTTTTTCCCACTCGTAACCATCTTCGCCCGCTATGAAGTATGCCGGTAAATCCTGTTCGTGCAGACGCTGGCCTATGAATACTATCGGGACATTAATACCACGTGGTCGCTGCTGGATGGTTTCACGGAAATTAGTGATAACCCCTTCGCGGATTAAATCAGAATGGACTTCATCAGGTTTGTGACTATCATCAATTACCACCGCCCCAGAAAATCGATCAAGTCCAGGCAGACCAGCATTACGACCAGTAATAGAACCAGCGGAACCGAACGCAGAAACTGTTCCACCTTCCACAGTAGCGAACGAATCTTTCGCTTGAGAGTCATCCCTGAGATGAACATTAAAAAGTACCTTATATTGATTGAGCGACATGATCCGCTTGACCGTATCAGTATGACTGGCGGCCAATGTTTTGGAATAGGATATATACAGGAAATTACTATCTGGCCATTTGGCCAGGCACCATGCAATCCAGAAGCTTACTATGACGGATTTGCCGTGTCCCGGCGGAACGTTAACCAGTAACCGCAAAGCCTGAAGGCGAGTGCATTTGGTCAGGGCACGACAAATCGTTATGAAATGGCTTTCCCTGCCAGTTGGTTGTGAGATGATAAATTCGCGACCCGTAAGGATCGGAAAAAATGCCTGGATAAAAAGAAGTAAACTTCCCTTTAGCTTGGCCGCAATTTCAGCGTTATCAAGCTTTAATTGTGTAGCTTTGTCCATAAAGGGGCAATCCTTTGCCTTCGTTGCATCATGCAAACCGATATGGGTGCTCTCAACACCTCACAAACTAAAATACCACAAAATAATGCAAAAACACTACAAAATGGTGAGAAATTTAATTGAACTAGTCATAGTCAGTGAGAAAATCGAGGAACTCCGGTGGTAGTCGAACATTTTTCAATGATTTGGCTAAACGGAACATCGGCGCTATATCCTCTGGCGTGTAACCGGCCAGACCGCAGCCGATTGGAGTCACAATAAAAGTAAAGGAAGGCTTTGGCATATCGAAAAAACGTGCGAATGACAGAAACTGGGCAACATAATGATTAATCTCTATCAATGGCAAAGTTCTATACGGTGACTCCTTTGTGGGGATAGCATATGATTGGCCATGATGTCCTATGCCTTTTCCCATAACTGCGCCGTGATTTTCCATAGCGAATTTAGCTGCTCCAGCGCCATGAATACCCATCAGATTACTGCCAAATACGAATATTTCAGCCACGAGAATCTCCTTTATCCGTTTCATTCAGGATAACTTTGTAGAGAATCCTGCGATGCAAATTACTGGTAACTATAAATCCTTCAGGATTGAGAAATCCTGGGCTGGCGATAGAACCTTCTGTCTGAAGTCTTTCAGTCGCTTGCTCAATAGTGTGGGCAATGACCGGTACTTTTCGGCAACATGACGGAATTTCTTCTGGCTTTAGCCACCATGCAAAAAGGCTAAATACCTTAAAGTTTTCGAAATATCTACGCTGAATTCCTGGTCCCCACCATTCTCCGAAATGACGCCCGGGCCCTAATAACTGAAGTTCTTCTTTATGGTCTTGAACCCATTTGGCAAAGCCCATGTTATCGTCTTCTGGAGTTATGATCCTATTCTTGCTTTGTGCGTATATTTCTCCATCTTCCGGGATAATTATACATCCATTAGTCCCATCTATCTTTTCAGTTATAGTATAGGTTTCATTTTCATATCTGGGTATTTTCCCAAAACTCTTAAATTCTATCTCAGCCACGATTCTCCGCCCAAAAGTTATGAATCTCATCCAACGGAATGGGAGTCAGGTTAGTGTTCTCACAGGAGGCATTAAAATACCGGACATCCCGTGTGCCATCTTCCTTTAATACAAAATTCGTATGAAGATGACCATGGACATTCATGTAATACCTTTGCAGTTGATTGGGGTGTACCGGCATATGGGAAAACAGCATTCCCTTGTACTCGCAACATCCTGCAACCTTTACGAAATATTTTAAATATTCATGTATGCTATAGGTATCATGGTTACCCATAACAAGCCGCTTGTTCCCATGCAGATGAGCCGCTATTCCCAGATTCCTGAGACCAAAACAGAAGTCCCCAAGGTGCCAAACGATATCGCCTTTGCCAACCACGGAATTCCAGCGCTTTATTAGTTCAGCATCATGTTCTTCAATGGTTTCGAAAGGCCTGAATGGCTTGGTTGCCGGGAAAGAAATTATTCCCCGGTGGCCAAAATGCGAGTCGCTAGTTATAAAAACTTCAGACATAACCGCTCCTTATAAAGCCTTCAGCATATCAAAAATTTTCATCATTTTTATGGATTCAATATTGGGGCTCACGAATACTCTTACTCCATCCGCTATTCTAAATTCAATTTCATTACTTGCTTCGGCGGCAACTAATTTTTTTACTTCGTGCCCATTATTTATAACTGGCGCTTCTTTTATGGGCGGCTCAACGTATTTTTCATCATATTCAATTTCTTCTGGCTCTTCCTGATAGTATTTTTTTCTGTTGATTAACGGATATGGCTCTTTTTTTTGTTTTTTGGGTTTTCTGGTAATGATTTTATCTGAGGACTGCTTTGGTTCATAAAGCATTTCTTCTGGTGTGGGATCGTCAGGATATAAATTCGAAACATCTTTATTCCTTTTTAATAGCTCGCGCTCAATAGCCCTTAAATAGTTAAAGTGCGAGGTAACCTGAGAAAAATGCATATGATCAATATTATTCTGGGCGCAAAATTCCTTTAGATTAACATGCTGAAGAAGCTTGTATTTTTTTAGTAAAAAAATCATTTTTTTATAATATGCAGGCTCACGAAATTTCTTCCAGTGTATTCTGAATTCTATATTATGGTATGTGACTACATTTAATTTGTGTTTTGTGCAATAGGCAGCCTTTCCCATGCCTGACCTTCTTTGCTCAGTACAATGCTCATACCAGAAGTAAACTTCAGGGTCGGTTAGTTTAATAGAATTGACACTCATATTTTTAAATTCCTCCATATTTTTTTCATCATTAAAAAATAAATCAGCGTCAAAATAAGTCTCCGGAAATGTTACCGGCAATTCTATGCCACGCTTGATAGCTTCTCTCTTTATTGCCTTATCATATTGAAGGTGCGTACATGCCTGACTAAAGTGATTATAATCAAGATTATATTTATCGATAAACCCTATAACACTCCTCTCGTTTTTTGGTAGGGCATCATAAACCGTCGCATAATGCATATATGGGTAAAATACTTCTGGCTGCGTGTACTTAAGCCAATTTATTCGTATGGAATAGTTTCGGAAATCAACAATCAGTAAATTATTATTTCTGGCATACAAAACAGCGCTTTTGTTAGATATCTTCTGCGATTCCAGATGTTCAAACCATTCAAATACTTCTTCGTCACTTAACTTCATTTTTCTTCTCATATTTTTCCTTATGTTTTAAAATTAATCTATACTAAATCCAGTTCAACGCCTAAATTATGCTGGGCTATTTTCATTTGAGATGCTTCATTAATCGCATTCATTAACTCAGTAAGATTGCAGTCATGCTGCCTCATCCATAGTAAAAATTTTGCGCCATAATGCAGGTATTTAATATTGTGTAGCAGGTATTCATGTTCTACAAAGTAATCCACGATTGTGTCGTGATGGGTTTGCATAATCATTTAGTCACCTTTTCAAAGCCAATATTATGGCAGCTATAGCCAATCCGGAACATAAAACATAAAAGCCATCTGCCATTGTCATTCGATAACCTTT